AAAAGGAGGGGAGGGCCCCCCAGGAATTAGCTTTTTCCACAACTGCTTTGTTGTGTGTTTTGTTGTTGTTTTCTGTTCTGTGTTTTTCATTGTTTTTCTTGTCTTGTCGTTTGTTATCGTCTCTGTTGTCTTCTGTTTTACTTGCTTCTTTTTTGTTGTCAATTTGGCGTGTCGTTTTGTGTGCATATTTTAAGCGCGTGGTTTTGCTCATAATTTAAGCGCATAGTTTTTTATCGTTTTTGTGTTGTTGTTGGGCGTGTCGTGTTTTGTGGTGGTGTATTATGTAATTATCAACCAAGGACATGGAAAGGATGGTAATTGATATGATGTATCGTCAAGACATTGAGCGTGAGGGTGTTGAGTTTTATCGTTATTGTTTTGAGACTGTGGTTTTTATGAATCGTGTAGTTGAGTGAGCAGTAAGGGAAAGGGAGTTAAGATGTTTAAAGTTAATGCCTATGTGACTGAGATTGCACCGGGTCATGTGTATTCGGTTGATGTTGACGGTTTTGAGAAAATCGTTACTGCTTGTAAGGAGATTGATAATGGCGTGGTCACGTTTAAATCAGCTCTTACTAGGGTTCTTGAACATGATTATGGTGATTGTGATTTTGATTTCGTATGTTGTGGCGTTAAAAATGGCGTTGGTTGCTATGTTGTTTCAATTGATGATGTATGGTGACTGATAACAAATAAGCCCCGCAATCTGCGGGGCTTATTCATGCTGGGAGGTTAGTAGTAGAGTACTTCTCCGGGGTAGATGAGGTTCATGTTACCTGAGCTGTACCCTGAGATATTATACATGCTGACCCCGAGCCATGCGGCGATGCCTGATAGTGTGTCGCCTGCCTGTACCACGTATGTGCGCGATGCTGTTGCGGTGTTGCCGCCGCTGTTGTGACATACCTTGTCGCCGGGGTATACGATTGACGGGTTGCCGCTGGGTACGCTGACGTTCCACCAGTCGGGCCAGAACATTGAAACATACTGGCCGCTTTGGATGATAACGCAATTGGTGTCACATGGAGTGTTCGGCGTGCTGGGTTGCGGTGTGGGCTGGGGTGCGACCTGCTCGCTGCCCGCGTATGCGTGCCACGTGTTGAGGTCGCCGTAGACTACGCTTAGGTCAACTCCTCCGCCCCAGCCGTTGACATAGCCGGTGCTAGTGTATTGCCATGCTACGGCAAACGGCCAGTAGTGGAGTGTGGGCTGGGTTGAGGGCGGATTAAACCCGTATATTGGCGTATAGCCTAGCGTATACGCGGCAATCCATAGACCATAATTTCCGGCGACAACCGCCGACCAGTCGTAACTATTTTCGGTGTACTGATTTGTGTAGATAATCGGCTTGGTGCCCCATGCGGCTTCCACGGTCTGGAGCCATGTGAGCGCCCAACCGGTATCCCACGGGGCGTTTGGCTCCCAGTCGAGAATGGGCACGATGCCTTTGCCGATGTATCCGCGTGTGTTGTCGATAAAGTAGTTGGCCTCACTGATGGCGCTGTTTTCCGTGTGCGCGAAGTGGTAGACGCCGACGCCCTGCCCGGCCTTCAAGGCGTCCTGTACTACGCGGTCACAATCAGGGTTGACGTATCCGACGCCCTCGGTGGCTTTGGCGACAACGATTTGCGCGCCGGACGTGGTGACGTTGATTCCGGTTTGCCAACTGGATACGTCTATCATGTCCGCCGCGCTTGCGGTTGGAGCGAATACCAGTAGCAGTGTGGCGATTGCGGCGATTATACTATAGGCGATTGCCTTGATCTTCCTTGCCATCGTTTTCCTTTCTGTCGATGTTGAAAATGTTGAGAATATTCGAGCCTTTTAAATCGGGGTTGATTTTCACGCAATTCTCCATGATTGACGTGATTTCAATCAGACAAATACCCACACATACCGGTATGAACACCGGTAGTTCAATCCCCAGATTGATGTAGTCCGAACCGTATTCAACGATTAACGCGACGCAAATAATCGCTAGGTACGCGAACTTGTGCCCGAGTCCCTGTCTCATTTTCTCGCTGGACAGTTCGCCGTGCATAATCGCATTGACCACGCCGGTAATATAGTCAATCAGTACCAATAAAAATACGATACCGATAACGATTAACTCATGCATTGGCATGAATATTCCCTCACTTTCTTATGCCTGATTGTTGCAACAAGCCGCCAAGAATCATACTGAATTCTGCTTTGATTTGCGGTGTTTCAAAACGCAATCGTCCGACGCGATAGGCGTTCAGTATTTTCTGTGTCATGTCATCGGAACGTTTGAGCATGATGCAATCATTATCAACCAGCCGGTAGTCAAACGTAAAATCCCTAGTGATTTTCGGCTGTTTCTTGGTGATGACATATAATACTTCATCGGTGTCACTCAATTGTTGATACACGTTGAAAATACCGTATTCGGTGGTTCTTAATGTGAACGCATAACCGGCGTTATTGAAATCACTGATGAGAGTATTGGCGTTATCCCTGAAATCGTTATTGATTGCATAATTCGCATAATTTTCGTCATATTCGCGTAAAAACTGCCCGAATTTCGAGGTGGCCACCTTGGCGCTGAACCCTCCGTAGTCAGCCAGTTCCACCATGATAAACCCGTTGCAATAGCGCTGGTATTGCGTGCGATTGTCCAGTTGCGGTTTAAGATTGATGTTGAACGCGCTGAAATACGGGTTGGCCAACGTCACCGCGTTACTGCACATGATGACGCGAACCCTATCATTCCAACGGTCAACCGTATTATAGAACTCCTCAAGCGCGGTTACTTCACCGCTCAAATACCGCATATTATCGGGGAAAATCTCATCAAAAACAATGGTTCGCACCTTGGGATAGGCCACCGATTTCACCTGTCCTGCTTGACTGAGGGCGATGAAGTACCCCATGATGTGCCATGTTGGGCGTGTCTTGCCGTGTTTGTCCGTGGTGGCGTCCCTGTCATCCAGCCAGTGACATTCTGCTTGATTGCCGGATATGCGGAACTCTAATTCCGGGTATTGTTCCGCGATGTCTGCGAACCACGTGCCCTTGTTTTTCTGTTCTTCGGCGGTACGTCTTAGATAGATGAATTGCCAGCGTTTTTTTATCCAGTCGCCTATGACCAGTTTTTTGGCTCCGTAGGTTTTTCCGAGGCCGCGTGCGCCGATTACGAACATCCAAGGCGCGTGATAGGATAATACGTGCCCATAATCGTAATAATCGCCCTCAGCTAACAGCCTCTCCATAGTATCCATACTACCATACAACAGTGACAAACCGGTATATATCTACCGGTTTGTCACTGTGTCAGAAGTTCGGCGGCGCACTGGTGCCGTCCCACACGTTCAACAGCGAGTAGACGGTGTTGTAGCGCGTCCCGTATGGCCCGAACGGAGGCGTATTAAGGATATTATTATACAGTTGGGTAAGAGATGAAGCATGAGGCACATTCAACGCGCCCGCCGGGCTTTGATGATAGGCGCTCACCCACAGTATCTGCATTTTCACATCATCATACATCTGCGGGTAGCCCTCGTAATCCTTTGCGAACTGATTACGCTGACCCTGTCGTGATTCCGTGCGCCGCGCCCACGTCTGGAATGCGGCGACCTCGCTACCGGTCATCGCCCTATCGAACGCGCCGCCTGATTCCATAAGCGTGGCGATATTTGGCGCGGCAGCGGCAAACGATTTATACCCCTCGGCGTCAACCGCTTTCATAGCGTTCAACACCTGCAAGCGTCTACCAAACGACCATTGTGCGATGCCGATACCCTGATTGTTAGGTTCGACGGCATCCCAGCGTAATGATGACTCGACAGTGCCGATGACATAGAGCGCGTATGAGCTTTTCCCGTCGCCTACGCTTGGCGTCCCCTGACCTTGGTCGGCGTCCGGCTGACCCGTGCCGCCACGATATAGCCAAGTCTGGGCGCTCGCCTTATAGAAAACGGCTTGCGATGACGTCGTGCCCGAACCACTGTGACATACGAGGTTATCGCCCTGTAATTGTATCCACGCGGAGATATCGCCGTCCACGTTCACACCCGGATTATTACCGCCTGTCGGATTATCGCCAGATTCCGGCGGTTCCGGCAATGCAGTGGGATGCAGATAGCCAAGCAGTTGTGAACCTTTCGCGAGCGGCAACAATTGATGCACGGCGGGCGTCGGGTTTTGCGTCAACACGTCGATATTATCCCCTCGGACGCCACCCCACACGATGGCCACGTGACTGCCGGGGTAGTTTTGACTGCCGAACCTCCAAAACACGACATCCCCCATGCCGGGCGTATAGTCGGCGTCCTTTTTCTCAAAAACACGTCCAACCGCCGCCGTGGTGGGGAACATGGTGTAATTGCCCTCCGCGTAACCTGTGGGCGTGATGCAATCACCAAGACTTAGATTGTAATTGTCCATGCAGTATTTCGCCCACAAGTCCCAGCATTGGGCGCCGTAAGCCCCATCCATATCCCAGTATTGGTTTTGGGTGCGTTCCAACCATGCTTGTACGTCTACCATAGTATTAGTATACCCCGCCCGGAGTACCGGACGGGGTATGTTTCACGTGAAACATGAGGCCGAGGGGTGTTAGGTTGGTATCAGATTATAAAATAAGAGAGCTGTGGTGTCTCTTTCACTTGAGCGTTTGGCGCAATTGCCCCCTGACAGTAAAAGGATACAACCCCGTCAGCGTTGACACTAACGTTGCATGGGCCGGAGCCGTTACCGACCGTGAATGAATAGGAGTTCATAAAGCCTTCCGGTCGATATCCTGCCGGAATTGTCCCGATGGGAAGGGAACCGGAGGTCACGTTCGCCGTACATTTGGCGTTGGCTTTTCCATCTACCGAACCGAAACGAATCATGATGTTAACAAATTTTGATAGCGGTGAGTAATATACCGTCCATGATACGTTAGAAAAATGACTAGTCAACACGTTAGCTCGCTGAATCACTGCAATCGGTGACTGTCCCGAGGTTTTCAGGCTGGTTAGTTCCTTCTGTACGTTCGCCGCCGATTCCGTCGCGTTTGTCGCTTCAGTGTGGATTTGCTGTGCGGTGCCCGAGTATCCGCCCTGCTTGGTAAACGTCGTGTCCGCCTGAGCTCTGGAATACACTTCACTGCTGTCCGCCTTGCCGCCGAGGCTGTCGGACAAGCCTGACACGATGCCCTGAAGCGCCTGAAGTGCGGTGTTCTCCGCCTTGCCGTTGATGGTGTCTTTAAGGTTCCGCGCGGTCGGCTCCGACGTGATACCGAGCGCGTTGAAGTAGGATGCCTGCCCTGCAATGTCGGTCTTGTTGGCTTGCGCAAGCCCTGCCGCGTTATCGGCCGATTTCTTGGCCGCGTCCGCCGCCGCCTTAGCATTGTTCGCCGCCGCCGTTGCCGTGGTGGTGTTGGTTGCGTTGGCGTACATCTGATTATCGATTTTAGTCATCGCGTCGGTAAAATCACCGCGCCATGACGGCCGGTCGTTCGGACTGTCGCCGAACGTTGGCAGACTATAGTGTCCGGTGTGCTGTGTAGTGGACATTATCGTTTTTCCTTTCTATTTCGCGGGGGTGCCGACGCGGACGATGCCGTTCGCGTCCTTGTACATGGAGTCAAGCTCAGCCGCCGTCAATCCGAGCGTGGTGGGCTGTGAAGCGGTTTTATCGACCTTGCCCGCAAGTCCCGAGGTGAGGGAGCTGGTGGTGGCGAAGCCTTTCACGTCCGGGATGTCGGTTTTCTTGGCGATAGTGTCCGCCACGCCCAGCGGGGAGTCGGTCGTGCCGGAACCGGTGAGGTCGGCGGTGTGCGCCACGGTCTTAAGCCCGCCTGCGCTGGATGCGAGGGCGTCCGCGTTTTTCTTCAGTTGGGCGTCGATTTTCTTCATGTCGCCGTTATAGTCACCGAGCCACGTGGGGCGGTCGGAGCCAGCGAACTGGCTTAGATCATAGTTTGCGGTATGGTTGGTTGCGGTCATTGCTACTCCTTATTGTCAAAATTGTCGGCGGTCGGATTGCGTTCGACATAGCGCGCGTCCGCCTCTGATTGCGTGATATATGCCATGTCGGCGGGTGGATTCTCGGGCATGGATTTCCCATAGGGGAATTGCGAGCGTCCCGGAAAATCGCCGGGGACGCAATTATCCACGGCGGTGGCGCGCAAATCATATTCGCGTGCCTTGAGGGTAAGCCCGTCATACTCCAGAGCGGTTAACTGCATATCATCGTAATCACCCCAGAATAACCCATGATTGCGCGCATTGTCATACATGCCGCCAAGCACGTCCCCGAGCGGCTGCGTGACACCGTACACGGGGGAGGTTGCTATGCCCTGCTGTTTCATCTTATCAATCAGGGCCAGTAGTTCCGCGCGTAAATCGGACATGGACTTGTCAACTTGCGCCACGGTATCCGCAAGAGTCTTGTTTATGGATGCCTCAAAGTCGGTGGTGTACTCTTCCAGCTTGCTCAAATCGCATTGGAGGGCATCAAGATTGTGGCGAAGACATTCAATCAATTGCAGCGTGGTCAACCCATCCCGATAGGTGAACGGAACGGACGTGGGCACCCCGTCAAACAGGCGTTGCCGTGGAATCGGCGCGTTAATGGTAACCATGATTACTCCCATTCTCCATAGTTATGGCAGTTGCTGAAAATTGTATCATAAGACCCCCATACTTGCATGAAACACGGTTCGAGGCTCCGCACAACCTCCATGTCCACGTTGATGATGGCCTGTCGGTACTCCTGTATCAGGCTCATGGCGGACTGGGAGCGGCCCGACGTGTGGGATTTGGTGCTCCCGTCTGTGGCGTCGTGTTGCCATTCCGTGCTGGATGTACTATGGGATTGAGAAGAGGTGTCTTGCGTGCTATGGCTACTGCCGTCCGTATCCGCTTGCGCCTGATTGGCATGAGTCGCGTATCGAGCAAAATCACCTTGCACGCCGGTTGCGGGCACTTCCGAGTCGTAAGACTGGGACTTGGTGCTACTTGAACTGGTGCCGTCCGAGGAGCTTCGGGTCTCACTATCCTGAGAGGCGCTGGTTTTGCCGCTGGACTGGGCTACAGTATTGGACAGGCTTTCACTGACCATTTCCACAGTGTTCAATGGGTCATATTCCAACGCTAGCGTCCTGTAGCGCTCATTAAAATATGGCATGATTTCCGCCATCGTCATCCCCAAGTAAAAAATGAACTGCTGGGCGGTTTCCTGACCAATCTCCCTAAGCGCGTAATGGCGGACGATTTTCTCATTCAACTCCGCGCGGTGAGATTCGCTGTAAATCGGGTAATAGTCGGCGCTGAGATGCAGTCGGGCGTCCGTGTCGTATCCGAATGCAATGAGATTGCCGAGAGTTTCGGTGTACTCGCCGGGCGTCGCCATCGCATAGGCGCTAAAACTCTGTACCATACGTGGCCTTCCCCATTTGGTGGCTAATACGTGCGGCAACGATATCATGATATGTTTTCATTGCAGCAACTTGTTTTTTCAGCAGCTCCGCAGCATGGCTAGACATGGGAAAGTCCCCCGTTTCATAGTCATACAGAGCATTTTCGGCCTCACTGATTTTATTGGCGACTTCATACATTTCACGTACGAGTCTTACCATAGTGTCACAGGTCATCATTACAATACACCTCCGATACCCGCGTCATACGAGGCGGGCATATCAATATCAGTCGTACCGGTCGCGCTGGAGTCCAGCGCGTTGGGTACGCCGGAGCTTTGCGCGTCCGCATACTCCACCCACACGTTCAATTGCGGCCACAACCGGTTAATTTCCGTCGCCGCCGTCTGCCGCGCCTTGAGAAAACTCAATCGGAACACGTCCACCTTTTCATTGGCTTGCGCCACCTCGTCGGAAATAAGCCGCTCTTTTTTCTCGGTGCCGCTGGATTGAATGCCCAAATAGCCCAGCACCTCATTGGTCACTTGCGCTTTTTGCTGGATGAACTTGTCCAGCAGATACGGGGTGGTGTTAGGCCACGGCTGGAACATGCTACCGGGGTCTAGTGAATCGTAGCCGATAATATAATCCTGCCCATCCTGCCGCTGTTGTAACATGTTCTGTACGGTGAGCTTGGTACGCGGGTCGGCGGTGATGATGGTCGGCAGTTTCAGGCTCTCCAAGTTCACGTCATATGCCTTGTCAATGTCGGCGAGGCGTCTCGCATACTGCCATAAGATATCCTTGAAACTCATGCGCATACGATTGTCCCAAATAGGAATGCACTCTCGGCCCGCCTTGAGTTGCTTGTAATGGTAGTTGACGCCCACCGGCTCGAAGCACGTCGGGTTGTCATACACGTTCAATCGGCCTTGATAGCCAGCTTGCGTGGCGAGGAACCGACCTATGCGTTTGTCTTCGAAGAAGAGCGCGCACCCGTATTCGCAGAGACACATTTCCAACCATCGCTCATCCACGGTTGGCGGCAGTCCCCGCCAGCTGAACCGGTTTAATGCCAGTTCAGTCAGCAGATGGTAGTACATTGCGTCAAGGCTGGCGGCGCGCGCCTTGGCGTAATTGCCACGCGGATGCAACGCGCCGCCCCTACGATTCTGATTTTTCCTCGACCTAGACATGCCTCTAGTATAGCACTAGAATGAGATGCCCGGCAATGGGTCGTTATCCGCCCAATCGGTCACGCCGATATCATCCGGGTTAGTCCATATAGTAGCCCCAGACTCGAACACGCCTTTAATGGTCTGCCGATACTGCTCGGGCAAGTCACCTCGCACGTAACACTCTTGCATCTGCCAGTAGGTGAATTTTGTCATACATTCCAGCGATTGCGGCGGCGTGATGAAACGCTGGATAAAATACCCGTAACGCAACATGTACTCTCCGACGCTCCGCAGAGCTGAGGGCGCGCACGTCTTAAATCGAACCAACACCCCGACAATACCGTTCGCGAGGTTAAAACCGTCTCCGCCGATGGCGCCGGATGTGGTCGGTGGTGTCAGTTGCATCTGCTGTACCTGTGCATTGATGCCCGCAATGGTGTTTTGATAGTCTCCGAACGCGGAACGTTGCGCGTAATCCGCGTTCATATCCGCCATATTTTGGGCCAACTGGTTTGAAAGCGCTGTAGTCTGAGAGCCGTATGTGTTGGCCTGACTTGTTGTGGCCGCGTTGGTACTCAGCGAGTTCGCCGTGGAAAGTTGGGCGGCGGTATTGTTGATACTGCGGTTTGCTTCAGTGTTGACACCATTCATGACCGCACCGCCTAATGCCGATACCGCGCCCCCGACATTGCCCGAAGCGGCGTTACCCGCCACCCCGACCACGCCGTTAACCACGTTGTTCAGCTGTGCGAGGTCAGCTCGCTGATTGTTGATATATGTCGTGTTGTCCAGACCGGTGTTAAGCGAGGTTGCTTGTATCGCGTTATTGGCGTTGCGGTTGCCGATAGCGAGTTTGTTGGCTTGGGTATTGTACTGGTTTTGCATGGCCGTTGCCGCGAGCGACTGGCTGAT